CACCCCGGCGACATCGTCATCAAAATGCTTTGACGCCTCCGAGGTCACTGCCTCAAGGCTTCCCATGTCATCCTTGACTTTATCTAAATTCGTGATGAAGTCAGTAATGGAAAGACCCATCGAAACATTTAATGATCCGATAGTTTTTGCCATCATCGACTCCTAGGTTTTCTTAGTGCCCATCGCTGTCGCCCACGCTTTGAGCCCTGCGAAGTTATCGGCTTTCTTGTTTTCCCCGTACCAGTCCGGGATGAAGTCCTTCACCTCAAGAACCTTCGTCTCAGATCCGCGCCACACATTCGCCGTTGTGCTGCACACCTGCGCTGCATGAATGTCGGCACGGTCTGCGTCAAGTGGCTCGATCGTGCTGAAAGCCATCCACTCGGTAAGCTCCTGGGCATCCATGCCGTCTAGGAGCTCCGAGACTGTCTTCTTGAGATGCCCGGCCAGACGGAATAGAAACCGCCTCCCCGGACGCTCGATTAGTTTTTTCTTGCTTCCTCGACTGCACCGCCACTCATGCCGTTATGCTTGGCACACGCATCGAACAAGATGCCAACAAGAGGCGCAGGCATCTCGCCCACAGCTTCGACCTCGGCATCGGTAAAGATCCGCTTACCTTGATCATCTGCAATGGATCGCACCACGAGCTTGGCTCGGATGTTAGTCAGGTTGCCCGACTTTGAGCCCGCACTGATTTCGCTTTCCAGTTGGTCACGCTCGCGGGAGCTGATTACTCGCAAGAAGACTTTGCCGCCGAGCTCGGGGATCTCGATCTCCCCGAGCTTATATGCACTGCCTGCACTTAGTAACTTAGCTTTATCTAAAATGAGAAACTCCTTAATCAAAAGCGTAGGTGATTTTTCCTACTGGTTTAACGCCCACAGTCGCTTTGACCGTGTTATCGCCCGTTGCCACGCCATCGACTTGAAACTTTGTTACGATGCCATCAAAGGTGATGGTCGAAGTATCGGCAAGGGTGATCACGCATTCTTTTGCTGCGCCGTAATCTTCGATATAACCGTTGATCGTGCCGAGTGCTGCGGAGCCAACGCCCACGATTGCGGTTGCTGACATCTCGCCACCATCGATCATCCCGCCAGCGTATTCCTTCGCATGATCTGGGCTCAAGAGGTTGGTTATGTCGACGGTTCCACGGGTCGCACTGGGTGGTGTGATATCGGTCACACCGGTGAGGGTGGTGCCGCCGATCGTGATTGCCGTGCCTTGGGTTAAGACTGCTGCCATGCTAAGACTCCCTATAGATGATGGAAAAATCCAAAGACGAGTGATAAAACACGGTGTCCGAGCCTTCGTAAAACTCGGGTTGATCCTGTTCGTCACTCACGCTAACACCGAGAATCGTGACACCTGCCGAGGTGCCTCGAAAGTTGTCCATCACCAGACGCATCTGGTTGAGGATGGTTTCGACTTCCGATTGAGTTGTTGCGATCACATCGCACTGCATCCGCACTTCAGGCACTTTGGTGTTGCCTGCGTCAAGCGTTGCCGACCTTATGGTGCTGATGCGGTGGTAGACGATGTACGGAAGCGTGGGCTTTTGTGGTGCTCGACCGGGATAAATGCGAGTTGCCACAAGACCAGAAAGAGTAGCATCGTCGATTAGTCGGGCTCGAAGGGCTTTAGAAGCACTCATGATGAGCCCTCGTTGATGGTGTCGTTAAGGATCTTACCCATCACATCGATCGCCTTGGTCTTGTTGCTATCCCATGCTCTTCGCAAGAATGGAAACGGTGCGGAGCCTGGGTGAATCGCTCCTTGCGCTTTTGCTTTCGCACCCTTACGCTTCAATAAGATTTCATTCGTCAGATCGTTCTTGCCGGTTGGGTGCGCTGCGGTGCCGTACTCAACAAAGTGAGAGTACTTAGTCGGGATGCGCTCGACGCCACCAATGATGCGCCCTGCTCTGCGCTCTGCCCCGATAACCGAGTAGCCGAACTGGGCACCCTTGCGCAGTACCACTTTTTCTTTTGATCCGATGGAGTCATGAAGGATGGAGTACTTGCGACGCACGCTGCTCTTCGCATCGGTCACCACAAGGGCACCCGCTTCATGAAGAGCCTTCTTGAGCCCTGCTCGTTTCACTTTATCGTTGATGTGTTCCATGAGGTTGAGTAAACCTTTGAGGGCGGAAGCATCGATGTTGATTGCTGCTCTAGGCATTACGCACCCCTTTCAATCGCATCGATCTCGAGTTCCCATGAGCCCTCGTCGATGTTTCTAACACTCACGATCTCAAGTGTGCGACTTCCCATCGAGATGCGATCACCGTGAAGGATATCTGCCTTGA